CTAAACGGCAAAACGATCAACCTTCACACCAACCTGAAAGGCTCCGTCAAAAGGAGGAACATCGGCGGTCAAACCATCGAGGTTTTCGAGGAGAGCGAGAAGGATATCAACGACGAGGACTTGAAGGCGATCCGGCGCATCAGCCGCGAGCTTGATCATGGGGACAGTCCATATTCCTGCATCGTATCGGTGCTGATGCTCCGGGAGGGATGGGATGTTCGCAATGTGACAACCATCGTTCCGCTTCGCCCCTATAGTTCGAAAGCGAACATCCTTCCCGAACAGACGCTCGGGCGCGGCCTTCGTCGCATGACTTCTCCCGGACAGGCGAATGAGCTTGTGACAGTCATAGAGCATCCGGCGTTTTCGAGCCTCTACGAGCAAGAGCTTGAGCAAGAAGGCCTGCCCATCGAGGTTCTCGATACCGAGAAGGTGCCCGCGACGACGGTCACAATCTTCCCTGACGAGAACAAGGACTTGACCGCGCTCGATATCGTGCTGCCCGCGCTTTCGGCGGCGCACGAGATTCAGCCCAAGCTTGAAGGGATATCCATCGAGGATGTGAAGGCCGCGTTCCGGCCATACTCGCCGTTGCCCCTCGGGACCAAGGGCGACGTGGATGTGAAATATGAAGGGCGGCACCTCATCACCAATGAGGTCGTCGAGCAAATGAACATCAGCCTGCCGCTCCTACAGAACGGCATTACGGCTATTTCTTTCTACGTGCGCGAGTTGGAGGCCGCGTGCAAGGTGCAATCGACCCATGCCGTTCTCGCGCCGCTTTTGCAGACCTTCCTTTCAGAAATTCTCTTCAGTGAGAAGGTGTCGCTGGTCGATAAGCGTTTGACCGGCAGGCTCGCGGATCAGGACGTGCGGGAGCACATCCGCGCGGTGTTTATTCCGCTCATCCGAAGCCGGACCGTCAAGACGGAGAAGAGGCGCGCGGAAGGCACAGGCACGCAGCTTCGCAACTGGAAGCCATATCAGGCCACGCTGTCTGAACGAAAGCCGGTCGAGAAGGCGAAGAACACGCTGTTCAACCTCGTTCCATGCGATCAATCGCTTGAAGTGGCGATGACATCGTTTCTCGATAACAGCGCGGACGTGAAGGCTTTCGCCAAGAATGCAGGCCCGCAGGCGCTCCGCATTGACTACCTCACGCTCGACCAGCGCCTTGCGTTCTACCGGCCTGACTTTTTGGTGCGGATGGATACGGGCGAATACGCGCTGGTTGAGACCAAAGGGCGGCAGGATAGCGACGTTCCCCGCAAGGCTGCTGCCGCCGTCGAATGGTGCAAGGCCGCGTCGAAGAGCGGGACCAAGTGGCAGTACGTATTCACGCCGCAGAACGTCATGGAGCGGCTGACCGGTAACCGGTTTGGCGACCTTGCGAGGGCGTGCCTTCCCGCCCTGCAAAACCTCCTCAGCGAGAGGACAACGCAACCGGAGCTGCCGTTATTCGGGGCGCGAGCGGATAACGATGCAGAACAGTTCTTTACCAAAGAGGTCTTCGACAGCTTGCCGCTCCGCGCAAAGAAGGCTGCAAACGATGCCTTGGAGCTTTACCGGTTCTTCGAGAAGAAGGCGGACGTTCCGAATTTTGCACCCGTCTTTAGCGCACTTCTTGGCCCCTATGATGAAGCTTGTAAGGCTGCGATCATAAAGCGTTTGCAGGACAAGTTACCTGCAACGCCCGTGGACCAGCGCGACTGGTTCGAACCGTATTGGGGTAACGCGGATAAAAAGAGCCTCACTCATTACCAAAATATGGCTAAGAACCTGAAGCGAGGCTTGGTCTACGGCAACCCGCATTCCGTTATCGGCCTGCTGCGGTCCTGTTTGGATTTCGCATTAAACGACAAGACCAAAATCGACGGGGTGTTCGAGGCGGTCCGCTCGGCATTCCGGTTTGACGGCGCACGCGCGTTCCTCGATCAGGTTTCGACGGTCAACGAATTCCGCAACACCTACGTCGCGCACGCCGAGAAGGAACTGAAGGACGCGGCGACCGCAGAGAAGAATCTGAAGTCATGGATCGTCACGCTCTCTCGAATCGTGGCGACGTGAGAGAAGAAAAAGGATGCTCAGGCTCACCAAGGAAAGCCCGTTCGCATTCCTCCTCGCCGCCTTCCATCGCACTGTGGGGTGCGAAGGCGGCTCCGAGGAAAGCGAACTATCTTTATCCCTCTATCTCTAACTCTATATTGTGGAACGAGACCGAGCGGTGAGCATGGGATGGGGAGGGAAGATCGCAGAGCGTGCTACCCCGGTGCGAATCGGCCAAGAAGGCGGAACGCCTAACTTATTGAAAAATATGGCGCACCCGACACGATTCGAACGTGTGACCTTTGCCTTCGGAGAACTCAATCTCATTCGTCTATAGCCCCATTTTCAAGGTTTTTCCTTTCGGTTCGACGCGGAACGCAACGAAAACATCACGCGATTACGCGGACAATCTGCGGACGCTTTCCGATGTTCTCGGCAGCCGCTCGCTGATAGTCGGGATGGTGGTGACCGTAGACGCGCTGGATCGTCTCGACGCTGGTGGCGAGGAAGCCAGCCGCCTGCCACAAGTCGGTGCCGGACTGCATGAGCCAGGTGGCGCAGGTGTGCTTGAGCGTGTGCGGGGACGCGCGCTCGATCTTTGCGCGCTCGCAGGCGGCGGCGAATCCCTTCTTGATGTCGCCGATACGTTCGCCATTGATGTGCAGCACGAACCCAAGATCGTTGCCGCGCTTGCGGGCGCGCACAAGATGAGGAAGCAGCCGTGGCGGAATTGGGATGATGCCGCGCTTCTTGTTCGTGCGCTTCCGGCCCGCCACATCGAAATTGATGGTGCGCGCCTCAAGGTTCACCTGCGGCCAGCGCAGCGATAGGATCGCTTCCTTGCGGCGGCCGGTATAGACCGCGATCAGGATGAACAGCGGCATGTAGAGGCGCGCTTGTGGCGTCCGGGCCGCGCGGATCAGCGCAGCCACTTCCTTGCGCGTCAGTCAGCGATCTTTCGCCTCGGGACGGTCGGGAAGCTCGACGGCGACCGGGCGGGTGATGCGGCCATTCTTGTGGGCGTAGTTCACGGCAGCGCGCAAAACGCCAAGTTCGCGGCGGACGGTGCCGGCGGAAGCCTTTCGCTTGGACTTGTCGCGACGAATGCGCTTCTCGGCGAAGCGAGCGCAGGTTTCCGGCGTGATGTCGGCAACCGTGTTGCCCTCGAAGAAGTCGGTCAGAGCCAAAACCGCATAAGCCAGACGAACAGGTGCGGCCACTTTCGGACCGCGCTGTTGCTGGTATTCGTTGAGGATGTCTGTCACGAGGATGGCAGACGGATCACGCGGGCCGGCTCGCCGATCCCGCTGCTGCAGGAACTCGGCGAGCGCGACTTGAGCCTGTTGGCGGTCTGCCGTGCCAGTGCTGCGCTCGCGGCTGCGGCCTCGTTCGGTCCAGACGATATAATAGCAGCCACGCTTTTCAAGCCATCGGAGTTTTGGTCCTTGGTTTCGCCGTGCCATGACGCTTTCACCTTCGAGGCTTCGAGGAAGCGCGCGAACGCGCCGACAGGAATGTGGACGCGGCAGCCGATCATGATGTGCTCGAGCTGCTGGGTCGCGATGAGGTGGCGGACCTTCCGCTCGGTGATGCCGACGCGGCCAGCAAGCTGTTTCGGTGTTTCGAGACGCTCTGCGTCCATTCCTTCACCTTCTAGAGACCGGCGTTCCCGCGCTCGCGGTGTGCACACATGCCCAGACGCGGGCGGGCGCGAGCGCGGGGTCGGCCGACTCGAAAATCATTCTTTACCTTCGACAGTGACCAAGGGTCTGCCCGCGCGTTGAGCGAGGATGCTACCCAAGAGGTCGAGATCGACAGCAATCATCGAGCTGCGAACTTCGGGCGCGATACCTTTAACGGCGTCGCGAAGATCAGTCGCGAACGCTACAGAACGATCGCGCCAAACGATGGCCCAGGATTCGACTTCACTCTTGTTGGTCCAGCGGATGAAAAACGAAGCTACTGATTCTTTCCGAGCCCGCACGAACTGCATGAACTGTCCGCCGGTATTGTCGGCAACCGCGTTCGGCTGGCTGAATGCAAAGTATTCGATCCGCATCGCGGCCGACTGTGAGACTGGACCGCTAATTGACGGTCCCACGCCCACATCGGCCATCGCCTTCATGAAGATCATCTGCGCCAGCGCGTGTGTGTCGTGCTTCGACCAGCCTTCGCTTTGCGCGCGAAGATATTCATGCCTGCGCCAGTCGCGCTGCATCACCGCCGTCACGCCCGTGATGGCCTCGGCTTCGCCTGCTGTGAAAGTCGAGAAGACGTTTCGGAACTTCATAGCGTGAGACGTAACACGAATCTGGTTCCGTGGCAACCCCCACGTTTTTAGCTTTTCAGCCTCTTCCGCCGGTTCGCCCGGTTGCTGCACAGCTTCCCGCAGTAGCGGTTGCCCTTCCATTTCGGGCGGAAGCTGGTCCCACATTCCTCGCAGGCTTGTGGCGGGGCCGCCGGCGTAGCCGCCAGGCGCGGCGCCATCCACCCGAATCGCTCCGGCCGGATCGAATTGCCATAGCGCGCCGCGCAGCTCTTTCCGCAGAATCGCGGCTCCGGCTTGCCGGTCTGGATCAGTGGCCGAAAGGATCTCCCGCACCACCCGCACGGCCGTGGTGCTGCGCTCGCGCGTTGCGCATCTCGCCACGCTTTCGATGTGGCTTTCGCCTCGGCGCGGTGCTCGCTCGCGTATCTGAAATTCTGCACTGAGCTGCGACAGAACGCGGAGCAAAAGAGCCGATATTGATATTCGCCAGCCGCGCGCTCGATTGGCTTCTGGCATCTTGGATTCGCGCAGAGAAGCCGATCCTCGTGGCCAGTATATTCACGCTGGCCTTCGCGCCATGTCGGCCGGCACGCCCCAATCTGCCGAAGTGCCGACTCGACGATCGCCGCCGCCTCGATGTCGGCGAGCGTCCAGCCGAATCCCTCGATGCAGAAGCCGCTACGCAAGCCGGCGCGGCAGGCGGACTCGAAAGCGAAGATTGTGGGCTGCCCTTTTCGCAGAATGAGGACGATCTTCTCCACCAGCGCGCGACGGCGCTCTTTCGCCAGCCGGCGACGAAGAGCCTTGCGCTGCGCGGAGATCGACGGAAGCGGCGGCGGGAAGATACCGTGCACGTCATGCCGCCGCGTCTTTCGGTTCACCTTCTTGCTCGCGCTGCATGTTGAGAGGGCTGAGATAGGCGTTTGCCTCTGCGTCGGTTCGCGGATTCAGGTTCTCGAACTTCCGCAGATCGTTCGCCGAATACAGGCCAACCTCGCGACCAATCCGATACGCTTGGAATCGTTGCAGCATGTCGCCGCGCACCAGCATATCCGCATCGAACTCGACTTCGTGCGTCCGCCTACCTTCCTCACTAAACAGGGCGCGCTCGATCGTCCTTTCCCAGCGCACCAGCCAGGGCATAATGGTGTGCTGGTAGAACCAGCGTCCCAGCTCGGTGACGTTGGAATAGGAGCCGTTGCTCAGATCCCCGAGCACCGGCGGCGGAATGCGGAACATGCGTGCGATCGACTCGACCGAGAAACGCCGTGATTCGAGCATTTGCGCATCTTCCGGCGAGACCGATATCGCGGTCCATTTCAGCCCTTCCTCGAGCACCATGATTCGCTTCGCGTTCTGCGTGCCGGAATAGTTCTGTTCAAAGCTCTGGCGGATGTTGTCGCGCGCGTCGTCGCCGATCTGGTCGGGATGGCTCAGAACGCCGGAGAGGCTCGCGCCATTCCGATAGGTGTTGGCCGCGAACCGTTCGGTCGCAATCGCGGTGCCGAAGGTTTCGCGCGCCCGCGTCAGCCGGCTCTTACCGATAATCCCATCGTCGCTGCGGTCGCGCAGATGCAGAACCTCTTCGGCAAGCAGGCGTCGAGTGCGATTTAAGAAGGGGTCGGAATAGTCAAAGGCAATGCGTCGGCCGCCGGGAAAGCGAACGACCGCGACGTGATCCGGGTGCATCGGGATCAGCTCGACCGGGACGCCGGCGGCGTTGAACACGATTTCCGCATAGGCATTGCCGCGCAGAAGCACATGCGCGGTCAACATTTCGATGAACTCCGGCACAGTCTGCAGGCTGTTCGGTTCACGCGAAAAAAGGCGGGCGACGGGATGATTCGGAACAAGATGCTTCCCGTCGCCCGTAGTGCGGTACGTGAGCAGGGGCAGGCTCGCGACCGTTTCGGAAATGATCTGCACCGCGCCGAACACCGCGGACAGGTTCTCGGCGAGATAGGGCGACACATAGGAGCCGGATTCGGTCGGCCAAGCGTCGCCCTTCATCAAGTCCCATGTGTTCGGCGCGCTGCGCTTTTGCATCGCGGGCTCCGCCCGCTCGCGTCCGAGGAATCGTGCCAGCATGCCCATGGTCGGCCTCTATAGGGTTTCGAGGAACCGGCGCGCGACGGCCGCGCGCGGGAAGATCACGGCGCGCTTGCGCGCCTGGACGATCGTGCCGTCATAGGCCGGCCACGCCTGCACCACGCTGATTTCGTGCAGAGTGACCGCGCGGAGTTCGCGCTTGTCGCCGTTCCAGCGTTCGCCATCCTTGCGGACGGTGAAAGCGAAAGACGCTCCGCCGATGTCGCCACGTTCGGCAAGCGCAAGCACATCCTGCCCGGCCGAAGTCGCAGGCACGTCGAGATCGAAATGCAGACCGCGCGAATCCTCGGCGAGCCGCAGCGAGCCGCTGCGCGTCCGCGCGAGAACGCGGCCGGCATCGTGATCGACGAGAGCCAGAATGTCGGCGCGCTCGGCGAGGCTGGTGGCGAAGGCGCCGGGCGCGATCGTCTCGACGAAATCGAGAATTCGCGCCTCGGTGCCGAACGTTGCCGCGTAGCCTTCGAGGCGCCGGCCCTTGGCGCGCATCTCTGCGGCCAGGGCGCGGCGTTCGATCGTCATGCCGGGATGTCCTCGGCGAAGGCGAAGGCCTGCGGATGACGGACCTGCACATCGCAGTCGCGCATCACGCGCAACAGGACGCGGCCCTTCATGTACGCGGTACCCTCGAACGGATTCGCGAGCACGTCCAGACCGGACCAATACCCGACCAGAAGCTGCGACCACGCGCCGAACAACACGGTGCTCTGCGCCGGGCTGCCGCCGTCATTCAGCGACGATGTGGTGGCCACCGGATAGCCGACGAGGTTGTTCGGATCGTCCATGATGAAGCCGTATGGCTGGCCGGACTGCTTCGGCGTGGCACGGAGCTTCGCGACGGCTTCCGGCGTCGTGGCCCAGCCCAGCGAGCCGATGTCCGCGTTGCCGGACTGGATCGTAGCCGGGAAGGCGAGCACCTGCGCCCAGGTCGGCGTCGAGAGCGACAGGTCATTGACGTTCGGCTGATAGCGAACGCCGGTCGGCGTGTTGCTGGAGCCGTCGCCCATCATGCCGGCATAGTCGATCGCGTTTGCGACCACGCTGGCGAGATCATTGCGCACAATGTTCTCGATCGACGGCAGCGCGTTGATGAGGGTGCGGCGTGAATAGCTGGTAACGGCACCGACCGTTTTCGGCGTGAGGTTCACGTCCGCGAAGCCGGCATCGGTTTCGGTCAGGCTGCCGTCCTCGCCGACCCATTGACCTGTGCTCGATCCGGTCTGCTTCGGAATATCGACGTCGCCGACAAGGCCATCGAGCACCGTGGCGCCGAGCTGGCCGACGATGATGCGGGCGCGCAGTGCGTCGATGAACAGATCGGGCCGATGCGTGTTCGGAATCAGGTCGGCCGCAGAGCTGCCGGCGAGCAGCGTGCGCTTCTCGACATGGAAATACTGGTCCGGTACCGCGATGCCCTGGAACTTGCGACCGGAGCGGCGCGCGACTTCCTGAGAAATCTCGCGTTCGAAACCAACGTCAACGCGCTCGCCGATCGCGGCGTTGATCGCCTTCAGCAGCGAGAACGAACGCGCGCGGTCCTCATACTGCCCGTCGCCGACATTGCCGTGATGCACGATGGCCGGCGCGGCGCGTTCGGCTTCCGCCACGTCGCGGGCGCGCTCGATCTTGCGATCGAGCCCCGCAATTTCGGTTTTCAGCGCCTTGTGCCGGGTGTCCTCGGCGTCGGTGTAGTCACGGGATTCGGCCGCGGCCGTATCGTTGATGGCGCGCATTTCTGCGGCGAGCGTGGTGCGCTTTTCCTGAAGTTCCTGCAGTCGCATTGTCATCCTCGCAATAAAAAAGGGAGCACTGAGGCTCCCTTGGGTTTTTTGCGCCGGATGTCGAAGTCATGCAGGCCCGGCGCGGCACAACATGGCGGTACGAATCAAAAAGCCGCGCACGCGCGCGGCTTCCCGAACTTTCCTGAATCCTAATCGCAGTCGGGATTCCGCGTCAAGCCTGTACCAGCAATGTTCTAATCGCGTTGCCATGACGGCAACCGCAGTTCGAGCGAAGCGATTCAGAAAACCGTTTCAGATGAATCGCTTACGCTCTTTGGCGGAACGAAACATGATCCAAAAAATTTGGACCTATACAGAATTTCTGTTGATAGCGAACGGATTGGCAACCGCTAGCTGGCCGGCTTCTCGGGCTCAAACCCTTCGACAACGCCCAACGCCGAGGCGAGCCGGATTTCGGCCGCCTGGATCATACCGTGCAGCGCCTTGGCGTCGACCCCGGCATGGTGAAGCCCCATCAGCGCAGGCCCGAAGATGTCGTATTTGGTTCGAACCGTCTCGATCAGTTCGTCTTTTTCTTGCGCCAGTATTTCAATCGCGACTTGTGCGAAGCTGTTGACGTTCTTGGTCATTTCGAACGTTCGACTTTGTCGCTTTTCCTTCGGTAACTTCCGCAGCTCTTTGACCGCCTTAAATTCGAGAACAGCAATGTCGGCTTCCGTCGCGGCTTTCGCCGTATTCTCGATAACGCGCATGCAAGCCCCCTTGTTTGCGAACCGCAGAATCATGAGTCTTCGGAATCCACGGGTCAAGCCGCGTTCACTGTGGCCAGACCGCGCTTCGCATAGACGCTGCGCTTTTTCGGCGCCGCCTTCGCCGCGGCGCCGATCGCCATGATGAGCGCCACCATGCCGTCGATGCGGTCGATGGCGCGATTTTTCGCCGGCTTGCGGTTGCCTGCAGGATCCCGCTCATAGACCAGATTCGTGCTCTGCCAACGCAGCACCGGATTGCCGGAGTGCTGCAGACGGAAATCGAGCATCGCGGCCTCGAAGGCCGATGTCGAAGTCCCCATGTCGCGGAAGCCTTGGCCGTGCTCGACCAGCGGCAGCTTCACGCCTTCCTCGGTCATGATCCGCTGCAACTCGGCGGTGCCCCATCGGTCATAGGCGACGGCCTGCAGGTCGTAGAGGCTTGCCACCTTCGCCAGATGCGCGACGATGAAGGCCTTGTTGATCGCCGCGCCGGGCGTCAGCGTGATCAATCCGGCGTCCGCCCAGGCGCGATACGGGACGCGATCGAGCTCCTGCTTCTCTGCGATGCCATCCTTCGGCAGCCAGAAGAACGGCAAGACCGCACCGCCATCGTCGCGGAAGTAGAGCACCAGCGCCGTCATGTCGCGCGTGGCGGACAGATCGAGCCCGGCCCAGCACGGCCGGCCGCGCAGCGCATCCACATCGAACTTGCGGCCGCAGGCTTCCCATTCGATCGGCAGAATCGCCTTTGGCTCGGCGTCGACGCGACGATTGAGATACAGGTTCTCAAAGGCGGCCTGAAAGCTCGGCATCCGCTGCGCGCGCTTCGCCTCTTGCCGCATTTCCTCGATCGAACGGATGATGCCGAGCCCCGGGTTCGCGAGATGCCAGTTTTTCTCATCCCACGTGTCGAGCGTTTCCGGGACGGTGTGCAATTCGCTGTAGAAGGTCGGATCGTCAATCTCGCCGGCACGGACGCGCTCGCCGTAGTCCAGCAATTCTGACAGGACGTTCGACGGGTTCGGGCTCTGGGTCGAGATCACGCACATCAATGGCTGCTTGCGCTTGCCCTGCGAGGTGAGCAGCACGTCATAGAGCTCGCGCCGTTTCCATTGCGCCAGTTCATCGCAAGCGATGAAGCTGGCCGCGAGGCCGTGCGCCGCCGGCGCATCGGACGCCAGCGCCTTGTAGACCGAGCCCGTGCTCATGTCCTCGACCACCTTGCCGAATCGCTTCACGTTCAGCCGATCGCGCAGCCACGGCACGCGCACGATCCACGCTTCGATTTCGTTGAAGATCAGCGCCGCCTGGTCGCGGGTCGCCGCGGCGGAGTAGACCTCGGCGCGCGGCTCGGCTTCCGGTCCGACAAGATGACACAAACACAATCCTGCAATTTTTACAGTCTTGCCGTTTCCGCGCGCCGCCGACAACACGGCGGTGCGCACCTTGCGGATTCCGTCATCGTCCTCGGAATAGACGGCCTCGATCCAGCGGCGCTGGAACGGCAGCAGTTTCAGCGGCTCATCGGCGCCGTAACCCTTCGTGCAGGGCAGGGATTCGAGGAAGGCGATCACGCGCTGCGCGCGCGTGAGGCCCGGCGCTTCCCACGGGTGTCGAAAAGGTTCTGGCGCGGAATCTTTTTCGCCGGTCGCGGCTTTCTGCGCCTTCTTGCGGCGTGTTGATCCGGGTCCACGAAGGCCCATAGCTTCTATCCCTTCTGAACTAACTCAAGATTTGTGAGCCACACCGGTCCGCGGCGATCAGGCTGCAGCGATGGAACGCCCCCCGGCCAACGGATCGAACGGGAAGCCGTCAACATCGCAACCGCGATGCACCGGCCGAATCCATCGCGTGCCTGCCTTGTCGCAGGCCGTCTTGGCGGTGTGGCATGGCACGCAGAGCGCCTGCAGGTTCGACATGTCGAATGGCGCGCCGTCCTGGTCGAGCGGCACGATGTGATCTGCATGTCGGCTCGGCTGCGCCTCGCAGCCCTCGCACAACGGATTGCGCGAGAGCTTGCGAGCACTGACACGTTGCCAGCGGCGCTTCGAGTAGAGCCTACTCATAGCCGCCAGACCCGCAGCCCGTTGATCAGACGAGTGAGGTGGTACGGCAGTTCATGTGCGGGCTTGTCGGACACCGGCTCTGCCTGCCCGTACCACCAAGCCACCAGAGCTTTGATCGCGACCTGCGCGCGCGCCGGAATCGGATAGTAGGGAGGCGAGCCGCCATCGCTTGCATAGCCGGCGGCGAACGTGACCTGCACCGCATCGGGATAGTCGCCCGTATCCGGCCAGCGCACCACGGGCTCGATCGTCGGCGGCACCGCGCCGTCGTCGACCAGATAGTCGACGTTCTCCACCAGCGTGTGAACCGCGCCGTCGCGGTCGCGATAGGCGACGGAATCGACCTCGATCAGCGGCGAGCGCGGCAGCCGCAGTAGCCCGCCATCATACGGAAAGCACCGCGCCGTCATCATGAAGGTGGCGGGCATGAACTGCCGGCCGGTGGCCTCCTCGACGTGCTCGGTCGCGGCATCGATCAGTTCCGCGAGCATCACATCATCATCACTGAAATCGACGCGCACGAACGCCTTCGCGTCCGCAAGCGACACCGGCGCCGCTTCTGGCGGCGTGACTGTTGCGAGTGACATGGTTCGATTTTCTCCTATCTGAAGCTGCCATTGCCCATCGGAAGCGGATCGTGGAGCCACCATCGGTCCACATCCTTCCTCGGAAGTCCTCTTTCGCCCTCACCGCGAACTTGATCGCGGCTGTTTTCCTCCCCCTGTGTATCTTCAGGTTTTCTTGCTGCCGATTTGGTGGACTCTGAAGCAGGGCAGAACACCGCCATCGCCAGAGCGCCGAGCCCCTTCACCGGAAGGTGGAACTGATAGGCGTTGGAATCCTGCACGACGCGCAGCCCGAACGGCGTGTTGATGCGCTTGATCCGGCGGTGCACGGTGATGAAGCCCATCCGCTCCAGCACCTTGATCGCGGTGATCACGGCTTGCCGGGACTTGCGGCACAGTACTGCCAGCGTCTCGTATGAGGGATAGAGCTCGCCGCCGTGCTTCTTCACCACGAACAGCAGCACGCGCAGCACCTCGATTGCGACGGTGCCGAGCGTTCCGCCGTGCTTGCCCTTCTTTCGACAAGCCCAGGACTTGCGCTCGATCATCTGCGCCACGAAAAAGATGCGCGCGATGTAATTGCGGTCGAGATTGTTGCGAGGCGGCCGGCCGAAATCGCCGCGCCGGTACTGCAGGAAATCGGGTCCGCGCTCCAGTTCCTCCTGCAGAGCGGCTTCGATCTTTTCAGCATCGCCCTTGAAGCGGGCGCGCAGTTCCTCGGCGGTCTTGTAGGCCCGGCCATGCCATTCTGCGAAACGGCGCTTCTGTTTGATGACGCGCCGGGTCGCGGTGACGGTGGCGGACTTGCGCCCGAGCTCGATCGCCTCGCCGAGCCATGTGGCCTCGGCATCGGTGAGCTTGCCCTTGCCCCAGTAGCCCGAGACCTCGCCCGACAATTCGTCCAGATCGCCGGGCGTGGTAGCGGCCCGGATTCGGTCCCGGAGCGCAGCAGCCATGCCGCCGATGCGGAGGGCGCTCATCGCCCCCTCCGCCGGATTCCAGCACCGAACTCGACACGGGCCAGCCGGGCAGCGAAGTCGGCGCGGGGCTCGACCTCGAAATCACCGCGCTCGATCCGATCGCGGACGGCGATGTTGCGGTCGCGGGCGGCGGCGACCAGCGGCAGCACCGGCTCGGCCGGCGCCTGGTGCATGTTGAGGAACAACAGCGACCATTGCTTGGTCGGGCTCAGCCCGGTATTCTTGGCCTCGGTCAGCCCGCCAAGGTGACCTCCAAGTTCATTGCCGCCGTCCCGATTCGCAGTCGGGGCGGCGGTTTCTTTTTCGGGATTGTGCGAACGTGCCGCGAACGGATTACGCGGACATTCAGCGGACTGGCGCAGGTCGGAAGTGTAGGAAATGCTGGCGCACCCGACACGATTCGAACGTGTGACCTTTGCCTTCGGAGCAATTTGACCTGGCCATCCTTTGTGCACGCCAGGACACGCTATGATACGACAACTCCTTGAAACCCCTAGACTATTCGGTTTTTCACGCCGAAATGTCTATCCGAAAATTCGCTCCGATATTCATCCGGCTGCTTCCGTAGTGCTTCCGCGGAAACAGCCCCTCCTTAGCGGAGGAGACGTCACATGCCAAAGCTGACGAAACGCATTGTGGACGCGGCCAGCGTCCGAGAAAAGGACTACTTCCTCTGGGACGACGAGTTGCCCGGATTCGGCCTGCGCGTCTTTGCCTCCGGCAAGCGAAGCTACCTCATCCAGTATCGCGCTGCCGGGCGGACGCGCCGCTACACCATCGGCCTGCATGGCGTGTGGACGCCGGAGACGGCCCGGCAGGAAGCGAAGGTGCAGCTCGGCCGCATCGCCAAGGGTGACAACCCCGCAGAGGAGCGGCAGCTCGACCACCAAGCAATTACCGTTAAGGAACTCTGCCAGCTCTATCTCAAGGATTTGGACGCGGGTCTTATCCTCGGGAAGGGCGGCCGTCCGAAGAAGGCGGGCACGATCGTCAGCGACATCGGGCGGATCAACCGGCACATCATCCCGCTCATCGGCAATCGTCGCGTCAAGGATCTGGTCAAGGCGGACATCGCCAAGGTGTTGAAGGACATCATGGCGGGAAAGACGGCCGTATCGGTCAAGACCAAGAAGCTGCGCGGGAAGTCCATCGTCCGCGGTGGCGCAGGCACGGCGACGCGAACCATCGGACTGCTCGGCGGCGTCCTCACCTACGCAATGGAAGCCGGCATCATCACGGCGAATCCCGCCCACGGCGTTCGCAAGCCCAAGGACAACGTGCGGGCGCGCCGTCTCACCGAGGATGAATACCGCACGCTGGGCGAGATGCTGCGCGCGGCGGCCGACGACGAGAAATACGTCATGACCGTCGACATCATCCGCCAGATCGCGCTGACCGGCTGCCGGCGAAGCGAGATGATCGGCCTCAAGTGGGCCGAGGCGGATACGGACGCCAGTTGCCTCCGTCTCGCCGATAGCAAGGAAGGAGCGTCCATCCGTCCGATTGGCCTTCCGGTCGTCGAATATCTCGAAGAACGGCGCAAGGGACAGACCGGGAGTTATGTGTTCCCCGGCTCGCGCGCGGAGGATGCCGCGTTCGGCAGCTTCCCGAACCACTGGAAGCAGATTTTCAAGGACTCACCGCTTGCCGACGTCACGGCGCACGTCCTGCGCCACAGCTTCGCCAGCATTGCCAACGATCTCGGCTTCACCGAGGTGACGATCGCGGCGCTGGTCGGTCATGCCAAGGGCTCGGTGACAAGCAAATACATTCACACGCTCGACACCGCCCTCATCATGGCTGCGGACACGATCTCGGGCTACATTCAGGGCCTGCTCGACGGAAAAGAGTTCAAGCAGACCGCCTATGCGCTCGACCGGGATTCCCGAAAGGCCGCGCTCGCCCGCTTCCTGCAAAAGGCCGCTGGCGACGAGAAGGCGGAGCAGGACGATTTGCCCATGGCCGCATAG